ATTTGCCACATATGGAGCAAGAGTCCATTCTCGAACTTACAATAAAAGAAATAAGTTTGTTCGAGAATGGCAAATAGTCTTGAGGCCATCCACATATTATGTGGATGGCCTCAAGAAAGCCTCAGAACCGATTCTCAGCGCTGAACGATGAGACGAACAAGGCCGCGCGGGTTATATGCGCCAATGCCAATGTTCTCGAACATGCTGAAGCCAATCGTGCGCTCTTCCGGGTTGTCCGCCGACAGCACGGTCAGCTCAGTGCGCACCGGGATGCGGCCGAACTGCTCGGGCTCGCAGCAGATGTACACAACGCCGGCCGGCACGAGACGCGACACGACAAACTGGGCGTTCCAGCCCGTGGCCATCATGCCGGTCTTCCACAGGGTCGCCTGCGACTCGATGTCGAGCACGTCGCGGCCGAACTTGCGGATGTCAGCGTAGTCAGTCGCGTTCATGTAAACGCGAGCGACGCGCAGGTCGTGACGCTCGATCTCCGAGAAGGCGTCCGCGAGAACGGCCGGGGAAATCGGGGCAACCACGGGGATGTCGGGGTTCGTCCCGCCCGGAAGCGAGTCGAAACCGTTGATCGCGATGGCGTCCATGATCGAGAAGACGCGGTCGTCTTCAGCGGCCTGGATCTGGGCCTTGCCGAGGTCCTGCATGCGCTTCAGGAGGTCGTACCGACGCTCCTTGACCTGCGTCAGCGGGGACTTGGGCAGAGCCGCGATCTCGAACAGCGGGAAGATCACGCGGCGCGGCTTGGCCACGGCGGTGATACTCTCGCCTTCCTCGCCGATCACGTACGCGACCACATCAGGGTCCTTGTCGTAGATCGGAAGAGCGCCGTCGGGAAGCTGCTCGACGAGGAACGTCTTGCGGCCGACGGAGCTATAGTCGCGGCGCTCGCGCAGCGACTGAATCATCGACGAAGCGATGCGCTTGCGACCCTGAGAGGTACCGATGTACCTGTCGATCACTTGCTCTTTGATGGTGTTGTCAACTACCTGTACGCCGAATGCCATGGCTTCTTCTCCTCTCAGTACTTGAGCTCGGCGAAGAGCTCGGCGCTCGTTGCGTCAGGGGGTGAAAGGACGATGCCCATACAGGTCACGTCCGGCTCGATGGCAACGCCGCCGCCGCCAGATCCGAGAACAGCCGCGGTAAGCCACTGCGCCTCGTACGAGTCCTGCCAACGATTGGTCAGGTAGCCATTCACCGACGCATACAGCTTCTGTCCATTGCCGTACGCTGCCAGCGGGTCGCCAACAGCGCCGCCGCCGACGAGAGTCTGCTGCTGGGTCTCGTAGATCTTGATGCCAGCCGCGCCGCCGCGGACGAACGGGCCCTTGCCCGAGGCCACGCCGGGCGTGTTCTCGAACGAATTGCCGAGCGCATCGTTGATGAAGAGACCGAGAGGCCGAGTGTTGACCACGTAAGCCGCGTTCACGAGAACGGCGCCGCCTACGGTATTGGACCCGACGTCGGGTCGAGTGAAGGCGACCGATCCGCCAAGAGCGCCCCTCTTCACGTTCGTTGGAAGAGTAGTAGACACTGCGAGCGGGTTGACCACCACGTTGGGGTTGTTCTGAGTGAACCCGTCACTTGCCAGGACCGGAATGTTGTCCTTCGCAATGTGATACAGGATCCGCAGAGCCCCTTGGCTGAGGCGAAAGTCGCCTGATGCGAGACCACCGATGCTTCCCATTGTTCCTCCAGCTTCCTTCAGCCTGGTCTACGGGTCATGTCCGACGCTTCACTTCTGGAGTGGTTTCAGTCCGTTGCCGCGAAACCGTTGCCCCATTAGATTGTCGTCAATCAGCTTTTTGACCAAACCTCAGTAACTGTTAACTCGTCTGCGTATCCTGTTTGCGTATGTCTCCGAGGAGCCCAGCCCAGCAGTACTGGGCTCCTCAAACCTTGCATCACCGGCCAGGGCGCTCCCACAGGGACTCGAGGCTGTCGTCCTGGGTCTTGGCAACCTGAACTTGTCCGAGCTTCTTTGCACCCTTGACCGAAGCCGTCCGCTGACCGAAGCTGGTGCGCTGAGCAGCAACCATCTCGCGCTGCGCCAGGCTGTCTTCGGTGTCGAACAGACCATTGAGATCGGAAGCCATCGCGGGCTTGCCTTCCGCCTCTTCGTCGTCAAACGAGATATCGAGAGCTTCGCCACCCTGCGCAGCGTCTTCGCCACCTTCAAAAAGCTGCTGAAGGTCGTCAACTTCACCTTCGGCACCTTCGGCACCTTCGGCACTGTGTTCTGCAGCCTCGACCTCTTCAATCACTTCCTTGATTGCCTTGAGGTCAGCGTCCGTCAACACGGCCTCTTCCTCTTTTTCGCCCTTCTCGTCCTCGTCCTCGTCCTCGTCCTCGTCCTCGTCCTTCTTATCGCCAGAAGTCGCGGACTTGGGCTCGTCCTTGGGCTCGTCCTTGGGCTCGTCCTTGGCCGCCTCTTCAGCAACTCGCGACGAAGCGACAACGTTCAAGATGCCCTTGAGCGTCACGTCGTCGATGGAGTTGAACAGAGTGGCGAGGCGCTCAACAGCAGACTCCTCGGAGCTGTTCAAGATGAGGGCAGACAGCTTCGTGCAGGCCAAAGCGCGACGGAACCTGGCGGTTTCAGGCAAAGCCTTAGGAGAAACCTGATCCATGCGCTTAAGGGTCGCGACCAAAGCCCTTGAAGGCAGATTCATGAGGTCCAAAGCCGTGTTCTCGATCAGGCTTTCGTCGTTCGTCTTCAGGAGGGCGCGGGCCACGCGTTCGCATGCTGCTGCCTTGCGCTGAGTCGCTGCAAGCTTGGCGTTGTCATACTGGCCACCCTTGCCCCACGGGCGGGTGCCGGCATGCGACCAAGTGTCATCGCGGAATTCGGGCATCCCGATTTCATTCCGCTTGACAGCTCCGCCTGCGTACTCCTTCTCAACAGACGAACCTGAGTTGACGTCTTCCGCCCAGGCCGACGGGTCGCCGTTCACGTACTCGTCGACCGCTGGCTGCGGATTGCCGCCATCGCGGTTCATCGTGTAAATGTCGTCGGCGCGACGTTGTGTCGAGGCGCTGCGGGGTGTCTGCTTCCAAGTTGATCGCTGACGCATGGCCTGAAATGCCTCCTATTGGGGACTTTCCTCATCAATGCTTTAAAACTCAACCAGAGAGGCAATCTTGCCTTTCCGAATGAAAAACTCTCGCTCTGAGTCCGTAGAAGCTCTTCCAAGCTTCATGTCGCATGCAGCCACAAAAGACTTCATGCTGGGGTACGAAGACGGTGCGCCAACATTCATCGCTATCTTGTAAAGATTTGACGAATAACTGCGACCGTTCATGCGATCTTCAATCC